CACTGCAAAGCCAAGCGCAGGGTTGACCTGTGCGAGGGCTACGGCCACGGCGATCGTCGCCCAGTGCGGCATATCCAGCAGCACGGGCCACGTCGTAGACTGTCGGATGCTTGGCAGGACGGCGAGGGTCAACGCTGCGGGTGTGGCGTGCGCAGCGGACACATGATGCACGGCAGCGAAGGTCGCTGCTATCAGGGCGAGGTAAGACCCTACGTGCATCGCTCGCCATCCTGCCAAACTCCGAATAGCTTGCGGCAGGTAACGAAGGGCATACGGCATGGGCGTTGCTTCGCCCCTGCCCGATGCCAGGTAAAACGCCCCGTCGGGCGTGATGGCAGAACCACCACGCCAGACGTTGAGCGCATAAATCGCGATTGCGATGGTGAGCGTGACGATCACTGGTAGGTCACGGCTCCGTACTTGCGTGCGGCGTTGTTCAGCAGCAGCTGGGCAGGCGTGACGGCGAACGACGAGAAGTACGTCGATGCCACCGTTGCAACCGTCGCTTCGATGGGCTGCGACACGGCCGTCAGCGTCGGGCGGTTGTACGTGTTGCCCGACTGCGACCACGAGCCAGACGAACGGCCAACGGTGACAACCGATGCGAAGATCTTGGTAGATCCACCGGTCTGCGTGCCGCCCTTGATGATGGCCAGCAGGGGCGTTCCCGTGTTGGCAGCACCGAGGAGCTGGTCTCCGTTCTCGTACGTCACGTCTTCAGGCGTTCCCGAGCTGCCAGCCGTCGGGCGGCCGTAGGTCTCGATGAACGTGTTGAATGTGGCGTCGTCTTGAATCTGCTCGATCGTGATGGTGGCGACGCCTTGGTCGTCGAATGCGACGTCCGTGTTGATCTGTTCGTTGCACTCGAACACGGCCGTTGCGCCGATGGCCCATCCGCCGCTTGTGTTGGTTACGGTGTAGAACTTTACAAGCCTACCACCGCCGACTATCTTAGCCATTGATGTTTTCCTTCATGTGGAGATAAGTAGTGAGGTTATCCTTGAGGGCATTGAGGTAGTAGGCGGGGATGTACTCTTTGTCCTCAGAGATCTGACGGCATAGCAGCATGACGTTACGGCCCATCTTGGCGGCGAGGGCTTTGGTGTCTGTTACATAGCCTACGTGCATGACGACGACGGCAGACTCAGCGATGGCGTACCCGCTGTCTTGAATTGCCGTGTCGATCTGTTCGTGTGCATATCCACGCCACGTGATGCGCGTGTCGACGCGATGCAGGCGGCAGTGCGGTACGGCGTAGTATGATCCACGCGCACCGGCTTCATATGGCGGCTGATACCCAGCGCACCCCATCATGTACCCACCGACGCCCGGGTTGTCGGCCTTGACAAGCTCGATGATGTCGTTGTGGTAGATCGCAGGAATGCGATCGTCGGAGTCCATCCACATCGCCCACGTCGTATCGCACGTTGCTAGCGCCGCGTTGCGTGCCGATGCAAAGTCCCACCGCGGGTATCGCCACTCCCACGTCCTGACGTCGCGGCCGTCCTGAATCGCGCCGTTTGTACTTGTCGCAGCAGCCTCGATGTCGGCCTTTGGGTCGTGGATGGTCTCAACGATGTTGACATTTACGCCCGTCGGCAGGCTGGCGATCATCTCGGGCAGGAGCTTAAAGTCTTCCTTGCGCGTGATGATGTAGAACGTCAGGTCATGCCACTGCGTCACGTTGCCCGAATTGCCGTCATCCGTGGCCGTGGTGGCCTCGGAGGGTGCATCGGCGACGTTGGGTATGGCCTGTGATGTCAGACGCTTTGCAGCGCCTGTCAGTCTCTCGTGAAGTCCCACGTTACCTCAATGGAATATTCGACTTTGATCTGTTGCTTGCCGTCGTCCAGGAATCCGCCCTGTGCCACAACGACGATGTTACGTAGTGTCGTTTCTTGACCGTTGCCGTGCGTCTCCCACCTGGGAGTGTTGATCTCCCAGATGGCGTTCTCGATGCGGTCGGTGATGTCGTCCCACACCGCCGTCGCTTTGCCCGTCGTCCCGCTCGGGTCCTGTTCGACCTTAGCGTTGACGTACACCGTAACCATCGTCTTTCCCGACCATGTCGAGAAGTCTTCCATGTAGTCGGTGACACCGCTCGAACTGATGAAAGGATACACGACGGCGCGCTGATCGGTAAAGCTGTCACGGAAGACCTTTGTTACCGTGAACATCGGCACCTCAGCGAGGGCCTCGCGTATCGTCCCGATGATGTATGCGTTTCTGTTGGCGGCCATTAGAACAGACTCCGAATGCGGTTGTCAATGCGCCTTATAACCTGCGGCCACTCCTCGCGCTCGAATGCGTCGAATGCTGGACGCAAGTATGGCCGTGCAGGGATGCGGGTCTTCAGTCCACGGCCAGCGTTGCCGCCGTATTCGTGGATGGCAGCGTACGGGATGATGCCCGTATCGACGCCGTAGTCGATGCTGACCATACCGCCTTGGATTGTCAGATTGTAGATGTTGCCCTTGCCGCCGCGCTCGGTAGCACGCAGCAGGTCGCCACTTACGATGCGCAACGTGCCGGGGCCGGTCCTCGTGTTGCGAGGGAACTTGCGCCCACGGACGGCGCCACCGCCTCGGAACACTGCCGAGCCGATGTCATCGCCGAAGTATTCGTTAACGTATACGAACAGCTCATCCGGGATGCGCTGCAGCTCGTCTTTCACGATGGCGACAATATCGTCGGCTATCGTCTTCAGATCGTCACCCTACGATACGGCAGCAGGCGACGTTCGACCTTAGGACGCATCGACTGCAGCGCCTTCGTTACCGTCTGGCCCGCCTGCACTTCACTGACGGACACGATGCCCAACGTCGAGCCGTTAGGGGCAAACGCTGTTTCGTTGTAGAGTTCGACGACCATCTCGTTAGCACACACCACGATGTCGGCAGGGATGACAGAGTAGCCCACCGTCGCCGTGATGCGGTAGTGCGAGGCAAGATCCCACGGATACGGCGAACGGAACAGACGTTGCATGCTCGACAGCTGGTCCGTGGTGCATTGCGACGTGATTACAGACCATGCGCTGTCAGGGTTGACGCGCGTCTCTACCGTCGTCAGCGTCACGGGCGACGTCCACGGCAGCGTAAGCCACCGCTTGCCGTTGCCCATCATGACGATCGTCTTCGCCGTCGCCTCGACAGGTTGGTCGCAAATGCTTGCTATCTCGGCATCGACCGCAGCGATGAGACGGTCGATCATCGCATCGGATGTCGTGTCACTCGCAGCGATGTTGAGCCAGTCGCTCTTGATGATCTGGCGTGTCGTCAGGCTCATGCAAACCTCGCGAGTTCACGATAGAAAAGTTCGTTGTCTTCGGCTCTCATGTTGCGAGGCACGACCAGCGCGAGGCACCGCCCGTGTGCGTACTGTGCCACCGTCACCGCGTCGCCTTGGTTGCCGCCGAGAATCTTGATGCCGTAGGAGTCCTGCCCAATGTAGAAGCCAACGTGCCCGCCGCCGTCACGTGACAGGACGACGATACAGCCCGGCACGGGTGTCGCCAGCCGCTGCCCGTACTGAAGCCATGACCGCGCCGCTGCCGAGTTCGTGCCCGGATAGCCTGCCTGCTTCATGACCCAGTTAACAAACGATGAGCACCACGGGATCTCGTCCGTGGTGCCCTTCAACGTCGTCGTCTTGTGATACTCGATAATACGCGGGTTGTGCTTCGCACCCTTGACTTCGCGCTGCCCGAGTTCGGCCTTGGCGATGTCCATCCAGCTGAACGTATCGCATTGTGCGACCGCTTCACCTACCGCAAGCGTCGGTCGTTCAGGTACGTGAACAGTCTCGCGTACCGTATCGACCACCGTACCAGCTTTGCCAGCTTTGCCGGCAGAATTCTTTGCAGCCATCCCGATACCTCCATGTCGTTAGATGTCACTCAGCCGTCTTGTCGTCGGCTGCGAACAGGCCGATGATGAACATGGCGACCGTCAGGACGCCGACCTGCACGTCGGCAGGGATGACGACGATACCGAGAGCGTTCAGAATGCCAGCCAGTCCGGCGATGATAGCGCCGAGGGTTGTCTTCCACGATTTCATGGCGAGTCCTATGATGAGTTTTACGATGTGCGGTGTGATCACCGCGATGACCTTCGTTGTCTGCCAAGCAGCTGCGAGAGATTCCGCAAGCGTCGGCTCACGAAAGTACGGAGTCTCTTGCAGCGGCTCGTATGCTTTGGCCTCGACATGATTACGCGGCCGTGGTATTTCATACGGCATCTGTTTCACGTTGGTGATGATCGGTTCACCGTCCACGGCGTGCTCGTATCGTGTCCGTGCGGTACACCGTGCCGTCGGCCTCCAACGCCGTGATGCGGTACTCGTGGCCGATCACGATGCGCTCGACAGCGTCGACCTTCGTATTCGTCTGCTTGAGCTCGGCGATATGTGACTTGACAACGGCCATGTCCTCACGCAGCATGACCATCGTCGTCAGCAGGCCAGCGCCGATGCTGATGACCGCAGCCGAGGCCACGCCTAAGACCCATTTCGGGAACTGCTCGTTCATCGCTTATCCTTCGGGAGTAGTAGCGGCAGAAGACACATGATGCACAAGGCCACGCCGCCGATGAGACCTTCTTCAGGGGAGATCACTTGAAACCTCTTCGGGATATTCCATTTCGTCGTTCCTCGGCAGGGGACGATAGAAACGCTGCTCGGATTCCTCCCACCAGTCGCCGATTGATGTCGAGTTGTTTTTCATTGCAAGTGCTGTCGTTTGGAGTTCGCCGTGATCTGAATCCCATAAAATGATGTTGGTGACCACGTTGTTTTCCACGATTGCGTAGCGTTCTAGCATATTATTGCCAATGAATAATGACGAGTAATCCGTTGCCGCCGTTGCCGCCTGCACCTGAGTTTGCACCGTTCGTGGAGGCACCGCCGCCACCACCTGACGATCCGACGCCTGCATTGCCACCCTTGCCTCCGGCAATAGTGCCGGCTGTATCCCCAGACGCTCCACCGCCGCCACCCGTGGACAGTGAATAGAAGTCGCGGACACCATTAATTGTAGTTCCATTGGCGCCCGACGCCCCAGCTCCAACGCCTCCAGCCGTACGGTCGATGTACTGTGGTGACCCAATGCGGCCAACCTGCGAGTCGCTGAGACCTCCGTTGTATCGGTTATTTATGTTGTCGATACCTCCGCCCAAGCCGCCGCACGTACCAGGTGAGTTCGATATACTGGATGTTCCAGGCACATTGGGGTTGGGTGAGCTCGGCGGCCTTGAACTGCCACCTGATGCAGACAGGTGTATGAGTACGTTAGTGCTTGCTGAAGCTCCACCAGCTGCAATTGTTTGCCCGCGAATGCCACCCTGCGTTCCGAATCCGGTGATTAAAATTAAGTTCGGGTCATTACTAGTCCCATTGCCACCAAAGATTGTTATGCCGCCAGCTCCGCCTGTATTCCCGTCCGCGTTATCGACCGTCTGAGCAACACCTCCAACTCCACCCGCACCCACCCATATGGGTATAGATGCAGGCAGCATAGATGCAACGTACCATGCCTGCAAACTATTCCCAGGCTGACCGGAACCACCACCAAACCGATTTGTACTAGCCGCCCCTCGCCGTCCGCTTCCCCCGCCTCCGCCCGCCGCCAAAAGGTAGACCCACAGGTACCCCGTCTGTGGATTTGTGTAGGTACCCGATGAGTTGAATACTGTTATTACAGGCGTTCCACCACCTCCACCACCACCAGCAGGTGTTGCCCAGGTGTTGTCCCCTCGGAGAAAGGTTGCGTTATTAGCTGTACCACTACCGAGCCGCGCGGTTGCGATCGTGCCGGACGTAATATCACTGGCGGCGACGTTAATATTGTCGGCGCTTTGCAATTCTTGCACCTGACCAGACGCTAGGACTAATGGTTTCTTAACTGCCATTGATTAGGCCAACGTGATAGGTTGCTGCGGCTCGAAGCTGATCGACGTCGTAGAAACGCCGATGCCAATTTCCTGTGAGAGCGTGCCCGCAGCGGTCGGCGCCGTGGCCGTGTGTGCGCCCGTCGTGCCGAGGTAGTACGGCGCTCCAAAAGTGATCGACGTCAGGCCCGTAAGTGCGCCTTCCATGTACACCGTCGCAGTCGCTGCCGACGTCACGCCCGCCAACACGAAGCCGTGCGCACGACGTGCGTTGGAGTTGTCGGCTTTCCGCGCCTTGCGCGTGCCGGCGTCGTTGAAGATGTTCACGAGGTCGCCAGCGGATAATGTCTCCGAGGCTAGCATTGCCTCGGTTTCTACGCCTATGCCTGTGGGCATCATCGTTTGGTCGATCCTGCCAGACGAGTCTAGGCCGACGATCTTACCAGCGTCGCCAGCACCAGCTGATGAGGTGGTCGCTTCGACTTCGGCAAGTTGCCCGCTGTCGTTCTTGATGTATTTCGCTGCCATGTTTACACCGTTGTGATGATTGTGTCAATGTCGATCTGTAGTGTCGTTGCTGTCAAGGCCCGCCCCACATGCACCACGATAGCACCGCCAGTCGGGGCCGTCTGTGTAAGGTTGCCGTTCGTGCCTAAGTACACCGTGCCTTTGGTCCATGTCCAAAAGCTGTCGGTGATCGTGCCGTTCATGACCACGCGCACAGTGCCACCCGTCGTTGCCGACGTCGTAGTGATGCCGACGACCTGCGCGTTTGCCAGCGTGTCGTTGGATGCGTACACCGCCTGCCCGCTGCCGTCGGTCGTGACTGCACGAAGGGCGCTGATGTTCGCAGCGGCTACGAGGCTGATGTCGGAGCTGATCGGCACGAGGCCGCCGCTGTCCACCGTCAATGTGATCTGCCTGTTATCGACAGCGATCGTCGTTGCCGCTTCGCCAACGTCAAGCGTAACATTCGGCCGCTCTATGTTCAAGGTCTGTGTCACTGGGCGATCTCACCGTAGACGGTAACCTCGCCACGTGCCAGCTCGGTAGTGACTCCCGATGCCGTCTGCTCCAACGACCAGACGTAGTTGGCACCTGCCGTCAGGGCCGCCGTCGAGGCCGCCGAAAACGACACGCTGAACTTTCCGTTGGCCGCGTCCGTGATCGTGCACGTCGCCGTCGCCGCGAGCACGTCGCCTGCCGTGCGGATCTGTGCAGCGTACGTGCGGCCGCTGATGTTGACAACGGCGCCGGCTTCTTTGATCGTGAACGTGTACGCCCACGGCACGTTACGCACAACGTCGAGCTGTACCGAGGCGCCAGCATTGGATAGTCGGGGGCTGTACATTACGTGTTCACGTCTGCAAGTTTGCGGAAGGGTTGGATGTTGATAACAGGGTCGCCCGACTTGGCTGTCATCTTCATGAGCATTTCGGGGCCGACGTAAACCTCGTTGGTTTGATCCTTCTTGATGATGAAGCCAATCGTCGTCGTCGGTGTCGTGCCGTCGTATGTCACCGACAGGTCATGCCCGACGGGATGCACCAGCAGGAAGTCCGTCAGATCCGGCCACGTCACCGTCACGGCGACCGATGCGCTGATTGTCTGTAGAGGCCCCAGAGCCTTGCACCTTGTGCTCACCATAGCTAACCTCCGTAAAAGCTTACCACGGGCCTGCGTGAGGCCCGTAGTGAGCTATTACAGCCATGCTCCGAGGCCTGCGTCCGTAGCCGTCACGGGATCTTGCTCGAGCTTGCCGAGCTTACCGTGAGCTGCGAGGTAGGTGCCCGTCGTGCCGTTGCCGGCGACGGCGATCAGGTTGATGTAGCGCTTGCGGCCTTGCAGCGGCACGCGGAACTGGAACACCTTGTTATCGTCCGTTGCCGACGGCAGGGTCGAAGCCGCACCCGTGTCGGGATTGGTCGACGTGCCGAAGACATAGCCGGTGATGTCGGCGCCGCTGTCCAGCGTCGTGCTGTTCGTGATGGCGTCGGACTCCTGAAGCTTCAGCGTAGCAAGGGCGATGTCGGTCGTGCCGAGCTGTACGTTGACTTCGAGGTAGTCAGCGCCAGCAGTGTCGCAGACGGTCGACGTGTACGTTGCGTTGTCAACGACAGCGCCGGGAGCGACGAAGACGTGCGTCTTAGCGGTTTGCAGTGGTTGCATTAGTCGTTACTCCTTAGTCGTTTTGGGTGATGAGACCGACCATAGCACCAGCCTTCTGCAATGATGCAGTGGCGTTGTAGTTGCCGAAGTCGTGGTTGATGATGTCGAAGCGCTCCGTCACCAGCACCGACACGAGGCGTGCAGCGAAGTCGGCGTGCTCTGACGTTTCGATCGTGATGCCGCGACGGTCGCCGAAGTACGACGATGCCGATACGTCACCGAACAGCAGCGGAACCTGGTTGATGGCCGTAGCCTTCGCCATCACGTTGTTGAGCACAACGGGGTAGCCCATGAGCGTCTGCTGCGGTACGCCGTTGACGACTTCTGTTCCCGTCGTGCCGTTCTTGGCAATGGCCAGATTATACACGACGTTCCAGTAGAATTGCGGCGTGCAGTGGAAAGCGTTGTTGGTGCCAGGGTAGTTGGCGACCTTGCCGATCATTGCGATGATGTCTGCAAGCGTGATGGCCGACCACGTCGTGCCTGTGGCTACGACAGCAGAACCGAGCTTTGCCTTGTCGGCGTCGGTAGCCCATGTGCCGCCACCGTCTTCAAGGAGCTTGCGGTACTTGTACGTGGCACCGATGATGCCGCCGTACGTCGACGTGCCGTCACCAACAAAGCCGCATTCGTCTTCGCGCTGTGCCAGCTTGTAGGCTGCCCAGTTCGTGATCTCGTCGGCGATGGAAACCGTTGCGTCTTCGCCGAGCTGCTTGCTGTACTTCGTCAGCACTGCCAGTGTCTTAGCTGAGAGCGTAAGGTTTGTCCATGCCAGATCAGATGCCGTAGGTGCGACGCCTTCTCCAACGAAGTATGTATCGTTGCCTGATACTTCCTTGAGAATATGGCGTGTATCGGAACCCATGCCGACGACGTTGGCTCCACCGCGGAAGACGCCATACTCCTCCTTCAGGTTCCAGATTGCCGATTCCATCTCCTCCGGTACGAGGATGCCGCCCGACGTGTTGTTAGCTGACGTCAGCGTCTTGAACGATACGCCGTGATCGTCGCACCACTTCTTAGCGTCGGCACTGCCCATCTGGGCTTGCAGAAACTGGCCCACCTTGTAGGCTTCGGCGCTGTCCTTGTAGACGCGGCTCTTCTGGCCCTTCGACGTGATCGTCGGGGCTGATGTCTTCGTTGTCATGGGCTGTGCTCCCGTCGGTGTGTTGATGGCCGACTTGATGACTGCGGCTGTGGCCTTCTTCTTTTCGATGCGGGCCGTCGCCTTGTTGATGAGGGACGCAAGCGTCAGCGCCTGCGCTTCGACGGCGGGTGCCACTTCGGGGCTGTCCTCGACGTCAGGGGATTCCGTCAACGCTGTCAAGGCCTCGACTGCCTGAGCTACCGCAGCGGCCATCTCTTCGATGGTGGCGTTGGGGTTCTCAAGCAAGGCCTGCAGCGCCGCAATGATCTCTTCGAGATTCATAGGGTGTGGTCCTTGAGTTGACTGTTGATGAGTTGCCGCAGGGCCTTACGATTTCGACCGGGCTTCGCCTCGGTCTCTTCTTTTGGCTGCGGTGTTGACGCGGCAAGAAGCCGCTTGATTTCGCCGTGTGCCTCTTTCAAGATCCCCGCCAGGGTCTCGAGCAGAGCCACATTGCGGGACGATAAGATTCGCCCCTCTTTCATGCGCATATCGAGACGCTGCTTTGTACGCTCCACAAGCCAGGTGACCTCGTTCCCGAGGCCGACCACGTGGTCGTCATAGTCGCCGCGTCGCTTCAATGCTATCACTTGCGTATTCGGGTTGGCACCGACCAGCACGGGGCTGATCTCGTGCAGGTCGACTTCGTAGATTTCTTTCGTGCCGTCTTCGCCGAAGCCGTCGACGATGGTTGTGTATCCCACGCTGAACTCGCGGAAGCCGCCCTGCTTTATGAGGGTGTACGTCTCGTCTGCGTCCTTCGTGTCAAACATCGTGCCGCGGAACCACAGGCCGCCGTTGGCGCGCGTTACCTCGTCGATGTTTGCGTCGTCGAGTTCTGGGTCACCGGGCAGGACTTCCTTGGCTTCGGTGCGGAAGACAGGAAGCGTCCAGTCGTGAGCCTTGACACCAACGGGCATCTGCTTAGCTAGCGACTTGGCGTAGCAGCCGGGCATCATGCGTTCGTTGTAACTGTCCACGACGTTAAAGGTCGAAGCGATCGCCGTAAAGGTGCGCGCTTCGGGGTCCGTGCCGATGACCTTAAATCTTATGTCGTTCATTGTCCAGCCTCTGCAGGTTGGTAGCCTGATGTGATTTTACGCTTGCGAACGGGACGGATGACGCACCGGCAGTTGACGATAGACGACGGGCTGCCAGTGCCTACGGCGGGGCCGTCTAACGTCTTGCCCGTTCGGCTGATCTGGCCGTTCGCGTCGGCCTTGAGTTCGGGGAACTTGCCCGTAACGTTCACGTACAGGCCGTCCATCTCACGATGCGATGGGCGCACCTTGTCGTCGCGACGCGTTACCCACACCCGCAAGATCTCGTCCTCGGTGCCTTCCTTGCCTTCGTTCATCTTCTTCCACGTGTCCTTCTGCGTCTCCGTTGCCGAGGCGCGCGTGACAGTCCGTGCGATCGTCGCAGCACGTGAAACGGTCAGTGTCTCGACCTTGCTACGCAGTGCCGTCTGCAGCTCAGCTTCGGTAATGCCACGGTTGTCCTCGATGGTCTGCCCGATCTCATCGCGTGCCGTGCCGTAAGCCATCGTCAACAGCTCGCGCTGCTGCGCTCCTACGCGTTCTTGGATCGTGTCAAAGATTGACTGGAACTCGGAAGGGTTGCCCTCGGCAGCTTGCACCGCCAGATAGAATATCTCACGCAACAGTCCTGAGCGGACCTTTGCCGATGCCGTCAGGTACTGCGCTGTAAGCTGGTCGATCTTGATGCGGGTCACGTCGAGCTCGCCGGCCTTCTGGCCCGTCAGCTGTTGCATCATCGTCTTCATGCCGTCGGCCACGAACGGGATCAGCTCGGCTGCGTAGTCGTTCATGATCTTGTCAGCAGCACGCCAGTAGTCGGCCGCCTCCTTCTCCGTCTGCCGGTAGAACTGGATAGGTGGCTCGGGTTCGGGCGGCGCGATGTTCGGGTTCGTGATCGGGGCCGGTGCTTCGGGGTCGATCGCGTCTAAGCTGACGCCGTCCGGTACAGGTGACGCCGCGCCCAGCATCATCGGGCCGTCTACGGGTGCGATGATGTCCTGCTGGTACTTGCCGCCGCGATCTTCGTCTGTTAGTGTCGGCATACCCATCTTTACGCGGGCTTCATCGACAGTGATGAGATTGGCGTTGAACGACGCAATCACTGGGTAGATAACCGAGTCAGGGTCAGACTGTAACGCCTGCACGGTCGAAGTGTCAAACTGCAGCCGCACGCCGGGGAACTCCGAGGCGAACGATAGCGCCATCTGTTCCTCCCATGCGTTCCACGTTGGTACGCGCGTCAATGTCGTATACTCGCGGAAGGCCGTTTCTTTGTTGGCATACGTCGACGACAGCAGGCCCGCACGGGTCATTGCCACGGCAGGGTCCACGCGGAAGGCGCCGCAGATGGCGACCTCGAACTGCGTGAACTGATCGGGTGCGCTTAGGGCGTTGATCGATTGCCCCATCTCGGAGTAGCTTACACCGCCCGACAGCACAAGCGGCTTGCCAGACTGCGGACCCATGCCGCCGATCTTCTCGGCAAACTGTTCTTTGAGCTGTTCGACCACGGGGCTCGGCAGCATCTCCTGACTCGACAGGATGCCAGGGATCACGCCGCCGTTCTTGGCGATGCTGTACAGCGTCGTCATGAGTTCGTTGTATGCGTCGATGCTGATCGACGACACGACTATAGGCGACAGGCCAAGATGCGGTTGCAGCGGGTCGATGTAGTACGACTTGATGTGCACCACGTCGCGGACGTCGAAGGTCGTAGTCTGCCCAGCACCGTCGTCGTAGACGTAACCGTCTATCCATCCCATCGGGCTGATGTGCGGGACAATCTGTCCGTAGTTGTAAGGGTACAGACCGGTGATGCCACCTAAGATGTTGCGCGCCTTGACGATGTACGCACCGCCGCCGATGTCGATGTAGGTGCTTACCGTCTGCCAGAACTCGGCTTGCGACATGTACGGGTTGGGGTTGGCAAACAGCCGTGTCAGCGGGTGTGCCGGTAGCAGGTCGCCAGTTGTTGCATTTTGCGCGACGAGCGGCGCTTCGTTCAGCGTGTTCGCACGGACGGCGACACAAGCGGCAACGACGGGGTTAGCCTTGTAGCCCTCGACGACGCGCTTCTGGAACTCACTGTAGTCCGGTCGGACATACCGAGACCCCACCGCCGTTACGCGTTGCAACGGGGCAGGGGCCTGCTTGAACACCGAACGGAGGCGGTCGAGTATTGCCATGTGCTGCGAAGCTATAACAAAAATATCGAAATATGCAAGCTATTTTATCGGACAGTGTCCGACAAGTGCAGGTTACCGCACCCGCCCGTTGATGATGATGCGGTTGCTTACGGTGAACTCGCCCGTCTTGTCAAGGTCGACCGTGACGACGCCGTGGTTCCAGTGGTTACGCGGGGCGTAATGCGGGTTTAGATCGCACAGGCAGCCCATCGACCAGCCGGCAAAGACAGAGCCGTCCAGGGGGCGCTTGTGCATGTCGAACGTCGTTTTGTGGACGTGACCGACTAGGATGTTGTCCTGCGCCTTCATGCGGTAGTTGCGCGCCGGGTTGACACCGCCACTCCCGAACCATTCGTGCCCGTGGTCGATCCACAGCTTGCCGACCGTCAGCTTAGACCGTTCGCCGATCCACTCGATACCGTGACTGCGGAGCTTCAACAGCTCGGGCAGCGTCGCCTCCGGTAAGCCCTGCAGGGCGTCTGCGTTCTTGGCAATGTAGCGCAACCAGCGTTCTTCGTGGTTGCCCTCGCGGTAGATGATCCGCACCTTGTCGCCGAAGTACCGCCGCAGGTGGGCCAGCATCGCACGCGCCACGTCCAGCTCCCAAACGAAGTTGCGTTTGGCTTCGATCCGCTCGTGCGTCGAAATGTTATAGCAGTCCATCGCGTCGCCGTTGATGACAAGCGTCTGTATACCGTAGTCCCGCAGGTGCTCGATGGCCGTAAGGTACGGGCCGTGCAGGTGGCCGCCGTCGTCGTAGAGCGCATGGAACGGCCAGTGCAAGTCAGAGATGACGCCCGTCTTACTCGATGTAACGTCACAGATGGAGTCGGGCCGCAGGTCGCCAGCGATCAGATCCGTCACACCGTCGGACCGCTCGCGCCGTCGGAACTCGTTAGCGATCATCGACATCCCTAGCGCCTTCGCTTTGTCATCGTTCATCTGCTCCGCACCATTCATCGGAGCAGGTGGTAGCTCGCCCTTCTTGCGCAGTCTATATCGCTGCTGTGCTGTCAGACCGTCGTCGTGCTGCACAAGCGCTTTCGTGACCTGCCCACCGACAGATCCGTTCGCCCCACGTTCGGCCTTGACACGGGCGTCGCGTGCCTCGCGTATTAGCTCGAACTCTTCGGCAGTCATGCGGTACCGCTTGTTGCCTGCGCTGGTCAGCTTTGCCATAAGTTGGGTTCCTTCGTGACGTGATCGATGCGTGCCCGTGCTATCTCCAGATATTCGGCCTCGCGTTCGATGCCGATGAATCGGAAGCCTTCTAAGATGGCGGCCTTGCCCGTCGAGCCGCTGCCCATGAACGGATCTAAGACGGTGCCGTTCGGTGGGGTCACCAGCCTGCAGAGATATCGCATGAGGTCGGTAGGCTTGACGGTGGGGTGGTGGTTGGCGCGAGCCGTGGTGCGTTCGTTGCCACTCGAGGTAAGCATTGAGCCATCCGCAGTTGCTGTCATTGCGCCTGTTCTGATTTTGTCCATCCCCTCGCACCCCTCGTCTCTGTCTCGTTTGGAAGCCTTCGCGCAGTAGAAGAAACGGGCTGCGGAGCCGGAGTCGCCAAAGCCGCGATTAGGGTCTGGGCCTGTGCTGCCACCGGAAAACCCCATCCCAGCGCCGCCGCCTTTGCCAGTGTTAACATTGGGAAACAGCCCCACCACCTCATCACTCCCGTCGTGGATAAGGTTGGCGGGGAAGCGGCCCCCTTCCTTCTGCTGATAGACACCCGGCACGTTTGCCGCGCCATAAACGCCCGACGACGACGACCCGAGTGCAATGTTACGGGTTGCCGTAATGGTTTCCCCATCCGTCCCCACCCTGCAGCCATCCACATTGATCCCACCCGTCCCCCACGTCAGGACGTTGTTCGCCACCGTGCCGACGATCGGCTTGCGTGCCACCGTGATAGGCTCAAGGGCGGGCTTTAATGCCGTGCCCCAGCCGTGCCATTGCTTGGCGGCTTCAGTGGCGGGGGCGGTGATGTTGACGATGCGTTTGCTGCCATCATAATCTGGCGAGTGTGCAGGCCCAGAAAATCCAGCACGCGCTTTTGTTGTGTCGAGCATTTCCTTTTGCCCCACCACCTCGCGCTCAAACCACGCCGCACCCGGTTGGCCTTTGTTGCCGTTCAATGTCCAGATCAATTCGCGGATCTCGTCGGGGACGTCGTCGAGACTTAGACCTAACACGTCCAGCAGCTTCGGGATCTGGTCGAGCGTTGGGACGGCGGGCTGGCTCTTGGTACTTGTCCAGTGCCCGGCCATGCCCGCAAAGCCGAACGCATCGTCGATATCTCGGTTGCTCTTGCCAGCGGCATCCCGTGCGGAGCGTATCCACGCGGTGACTTGATACACCTGTTCGGTATCGTGCCGCTGCCTGTCAATCGCCTTGCTCACGTCCAGCGATTTCGGGAATCCCGACCCGTAGACCCACGCGATCATGTCGCGGATCTCGAAGCCCGCGTCTTCAATCCGCACCGCCATTCGGTGCTGTGTCCGCGTGCCTGCAAACGCCAGCAGATGACCGCCGGGCTTCAGCACCCGCAGGCACTCGCGCCACACGGCCTCGTCGGGAACGTCGTAGTCCCATCGCTTGCCCATGAAGGACAGGCCATACGGCGGGTCTGTGACGATCGCGTCGATACTGTTATCGGCCATCGTGCGGAGGACATCGAGACAGTCGCCGTGCTTCAGTTCAAACATTGTATACCCTCACTCCTGAATCAAAGCCCTTCATTGCATACACCACCGCATCAACCATGTCGTCGTGGTCGCCCTCGGGGAACTGCAGTAGCTCACCCTCGAACTCTGGCGGCAGGGTCGCGCTGTGGTAGACGAGGCCGTGCTCGTACTTGCCTAGCGTCGGCAGAAAGCGGCTGCGCTTGTCACGGTCGGGATGGATCGCGTTGACGTAATACTCGCGCATCTCCATCTTCAGGTCTTCGACGATTGCCGCCTGGTACTGTACCGCCTCGATGTTGACGAACGTCGGCTGCCACTTCGCAGCCATCTTCTTGATCGCCGTCTTCGTGTCGTTGAAACCCATTTGCCGACGCAGCACGTCGACGATGTAGTAACGGTTTTCTACCTTGCCAACGACGGCGATGGCGGTATAGTCGGCGCCCTCTTTCGTGCTGATGGCAAGGTCGACGCCCATGTTGTACTCGATGCGTTCGCCCTCGGCAGGGTGGCCGTAGCGGATGTCCTCGCGGTTGACAAGGGCGCCCTGCAGCTCCACGTCTTCGGCCAAATACTCTTGGCGGAATATAACGCTTGGCATGTTGGGGTCGTTGCGTGCATCCTCAATTTCAGCAGGGTCAATGTACGGGTTTGCCGTCGACGGCATGCGGAACACTGCGTAATCGTCTCGGACTGTATTGCAGAAGCGCTTGAATGCTTGGTCTTTCTGCCGCCAGTTAGGTGTCGACAGCAACCAGGCGTCGCCCTTGTAGTCGGTAAGGGTTGGCCGTATCACTTCCGCCCATGCGTCTGCAAGGTTGTCCGAGTGTGCAGCTTCGTCGATAATGACCCGCGCGTACTTGTTGCCACGGCCTCCGTCGTATCGGTGCAAGCCAAACCAGTGCATTTCAGCTCCGTTGCGGAACACGATGATACCGTCTTTTGTGCGCAGGTTGATGATCGCACCACGGTGCGTCTTGACGAACTCGTCCCAACGTTTCTCGTAATCCGTGGCCGTGGGTGTCCAGTAACTGACCGGCAGCTTGCCGGCGATGCACTCCATCGCAACGGCATACGCAAGACGTGACTTGCCGAAGCGTCGGCCGCATGCTACGACGTTGTATCTGCGGCGATTGGCAAGAATATGATTCTGCCCTTCGTGCATCCTATACGTCATCTTCATTCGAGGCTGACGATAATGTCTTCGATCGTCTTGCTTTCGATCTTGTCGGACTGCTCAAGATACTGCTTGCCTAACCAGATGAGCATGGTGACATTGCCGCCGAGTGCTATCTCCCATTGCTTGCGTCTCAGCGATGCCCGGCCATTGGCACGGCCTGCGTCCAGATCGTCACGGAAACGTCGTGTCAGCGTATCGTGGGAGCATCCGACTATTTCGCCGATCTCCTTGTCGGTGCAGCCGATTGCTGCGAGCTTATGCACCTGCTCGGGGTTGATGTCTTTTTTGATGTTAGCCATTGACAAGCTCTGCCTTCCGTCCCGTGAATGTTTCCCACCGCTTGACGATCACGTCGCAGTAAGCCGGCGAGATCTCCATGCCGTAGCACTTTCGGCCCAGTTGTTCGGCGGCGATGAGCGTCGTGCCGGAGCCGAGGAACGGGTCGTAAATGTCGCCATGTGTGCAGTTCGCAATCAGCATTCGGACCCAGTCTAAAGGCTTGGAATGCGAATGCTCGGACTCTGCATGTAACGCCGTGATTGCTTGTGTATATACGTCTGAAAGGTGCTTGCCTCTGGGGTCGGGGGTGAATTTGTACGAGCCCCTCGAATTTGTGACCGTGCGGGATTCGCCCGCATCGCCATAGTGTGAGCCGTCTTGATCGTATCGGTTTATATCTCCGTACCAAAGGCAAATCTTCATGCGCCGTAGCGGGCGAGCCGGTGTATACCAGCTTGTGATGCAGTCCCAAGCAAAGGCCCAAGTCGGTGCACCATAATCGCGCACTACGTCGGATATCCTTTGTCCGTCACAGAATGCGAGCATGCACTCGCGGGGTAGCATTTTAACACCGGCATCCCATGGCGGATCGAAGAACAGTGTCGAGCACTGCGCTGCGAAATTCGTTTCTTTGGTCGAATCGCCACATAGCAACCGATGGTCACCAAGAATCCACATATCGCCCGGCTTTGTAATCGGATCGGCAGGAGGTTCCGGCACTTCATCCTCGACGATTTCCTTGTCATCAAGGCCCATTGCTTCGGATAGTTCCTTCGCATCGAATCCAATCTTGCCAAGGTCAAAGTTCTCTAAGTGCAGGTCTTCTAACTCCAGCTTTAGAAGTTCCTCATCCCATCCAGCATTCAACGCCAGCTTGTTATCTGCGATAACGTACGCCCTCCGCTGTGTCTCAGTAAGGTATCCAAGCCGTATGCACGGGACTTCGGCGAGTTGCAGATGTTGCGCGGCCAGCACTCGGCCATGCCCTGCAATGATCGTGCCTTCGTCGTCGATCAGTACGGGGTTGGTAAATCCAAACTCCCGAATTGACGCAGCGATCTGCTTAACCTGTTCCGGCAGGTGTGTCCTGCTGTTGCGAGCGTACGGCGTTAGTGACGACGTGCCGACGTATTCAATGGTTCTTTTGTCTAATTTACTACGCATTTTGTCCAGTCACCGCCTCGTGACTATCTGGTGACAATCTCTATACCGTTCGGCGAACTCGCGGTCGGAGTCGAGCAGGACGGAAGCCCGTTTGATGCTGTCGTAGACGTTCGACCGTGTCCGCTGCAGCTCGCGCCCGATCTGGGCGCCAGAATATCCACAGCACGTGTGCAGAAGGTGCGCAACGGTGTGGCGTGCGTCGGCCAGCTCGCGGTATCGGTGAACGGACACGAGCGCACGTGGCGTCACGCCGTAGACCTGGCACACGGCATGAATGACAATTTCGGCGACGGCGTCACCATCGGACAGGGTCATGATGTCACCAGTCGAGGTTTGCGCATGTGTGGTTCCCGTCGGCATGCTCGAAGATAACCCACGACGAAGGCGATTGCAAGGGAATCTGGGCTATCATGCTTCGCCGGTCGTGCGTTCGGTAGCGCCTGATGACAGCGTCCCGCTCAGGGCCTTCTAAGACCCTACCCTGCGTAAAGGGTCCCTCAGAACCTTCCGACGCCACCACGGGCACGCACGGCGGCAATTCTGGGGTCTGTGCGCTTTCCAGTTGGATGCACTCGCGCTCGTATGCGTCGGTGTAGCGATCGTCTCCGGGGTTCACGGGCAAGTAGCGTTTCGGCTGATGCGCTCTGACGGGTCGGACCGTCGGCCGTCGGGCCGCGGACGGCGGGGCCGTTGGCACCACCTTAGGGGTTTCGTCGATGTAGATTGAGCGGCTGCGGATTAGTTTTTTCATGGGGTCGGGTTTGCAAAGGTTGTAGGGTTGTATGGTTGTACGCTATACTCTATACTCTATATATATACACTTTTTTTTTATGATAGGATAATAAGGTTACAACCTACAACCTTCTTCGTAACCGCGTCGCATTCTAAGGACTTACGGGTTGTAAGGTGGTTGTAAGGGTTGTAAGGTCAAGCCCACTTGACGACCCAAACGTACCTAACTAGGCCGTTTTTCTTCTTCCCGATGCGTACAAAACCGCCAGAATGAAGCGCTTTGCCCAGGTTAAGTTGTAACCTGTCGTCTGACCTTACAACCGCTTTGAGCTCGTTGAAGTGCCTTTCGGCCAGCTTTGCGGCCAGCTCCGAAGTCATCAGCGTTTCGACACCATGGGCGTTCTGCTGATCCCTGCCGACGGGGCTGCAGTACTTCGCCAGCAACTCCTCAGCTTCGTTGGTCATCTGGTGGGCCTTGTTGCGTACGTTGATTTCTTCGATCGTGTCACGATCGAACCAGTGGGTCTCTCCCGTTCGATAGTAGTGATGTGCCTGCGACCAGACCTGATCTATGTCAATCTTACGGAAGGCCTCGATGTTGATGTTGCCACCTACGCGGATCACGGGAAAGCGCCGGCTGCCGGTCTCGTCGTTGAGGAACATCACTTTATTGACCGACCCAATGAATGACGCTCTCCGCTGGTGTTCGGATCGGAACCGTGCGTAGGTCTGGCGGAAGCGTATATCCTCTTGCGTGATGATGCGCTTCATGATCTCGGCCTCCTTGCGGTTCATCGTCGCCAGCTCATCGTCGACGTACATGAACGACCCGGCGATCGCATCCAGCGTGTCCTTGTCGCCGGTGATCGTACCGACGGTCAGGTAGCGCCGCAGCTTGGGCGGGCATAGGCCGAGGATAAAGGTGGTCTTGTAAACGCCCTGGTCGCCTTGCAGGATAGGGCAGATGTGGTTTGCCTTGCCTGTCGTCGCGCACGCCACGGCGGACATCATCCAGTTCCCGATGACGGTGTAGATGTACGACCGTGCAGCTTCGACGTCGGTGTCGTCTTCGGGTATGGGGATGCACTCGGCGATAGACTCGAATCGATCGACGTTGTCCCACGTCGGCAGGTCACGGAAGTACTCGGCGATGGGGTCGTGCTTAGGGCTGAAGTCTGACGTCACGATCTCGACGATGCGGTCTTTGTTCACGTTGATGTTCTCAGCGCGCAGCTCGCGAAGGATGGAGTGCATGCGGTAGTCGTCGAAGTTGTGCCACTCGCCCTCGGTGTCGTCGATGCTGCAATATTCGACCTGGTGGCGGACGACGTTGAACCGCCAGCGGTAGAACGATGCGAGGTACTTTTCAACGGCCTTGATGGCCTCTTTCGGCTTTGGCGGGTCGTCGTACATCCCTGCGGGCGGGTTCCATCCGTAGCGCTTGGCGTGGTAGATCAGCGTCCCGATACCCACACGATGCAGGCGCCGCTGCAGCTTGTAACGCACGTCGCCCTGCGACATCTCGGGCCACTTGCTTGTGATAAGGTCGAAGGCCACGTCTTCGGGAAAGCTATTGCCGACGGCAGAAACGATGCGCATCCAGTCCAGGTATTCGATCTTTTCAGGGATGACGGCCAGCATCTTGCGTATCTCTTCGACTGGCGGCACTCCTGACGGGATGTACATACGCGCCTGCTTGGTCTCGTGCTGTATGCAGTTCATGCGCTCGACGGACGCCTCGACGAAGCTGCGGTCACAGACGTTGCCGAGGACGTGCATCGTGCAATCCTTGGATCCGTAGAAGAGGTTTGCGATCGCACTGGCTGCCGTGTCAGCGTTGAAGCGGTCGATGAACGCATCGACGATGCGCTTGTATGCGTCGGCATCGGTGACAAGGTCGGGCAGGACAAAGACGACGCGCATCTTATGATGATCGTCGGTATGCGATGACGTGGTGTAGATCATGGCCGCCTGCCGCCTCACGTTCTCATCACGGAGGATATCGTCCAGGCTGAAGTATCCTTCCTCATCGTTGCGCCTGCGCTTTCCTGTTACGCTGTCGACGGTGTTATCGATGTCGATGGCGACGAGCCGCGCCGACACCCATGATGCGTTGTTGCGTGCAGCTTTGCCATCGCTGCGGGTCTTGAGCCATGCGGGTGTAAAGGGGTGTCCCTGCTGGACGTGTGCCGCCAGTTCGTCCAGGGTCATATACACCGGCTGCATGGAATGATTCAGAGCGGCCATCTCGGCAGGAAGCGCCTTGTTGACAACCGTCGTGTTAACAGATAGTCCGATCTGCATAGTATCTTTGTGGTGAACAGTGAATGATACGGCGAAGCCCCGACGCGATCTATCGTGCCGGGGCTTTCCGTTTGTGAATTAGAACGGGAGGCCGTCGGGTACGTCTGCCGACGTTGCGGCCTCGCGTACTTCGGCGATGGATGTACGCACGGGCTTCGGCGATGCGTATGCTGACGTGTCCTGAATAAATGCCGACTTCTCGCACTTGGCTGCGATCTCTTCGGCGGCCTTACACAAGAGCTCGATGATGGGCGTAGCGTCTGGCGTCATCTTGCCATTGACTTTGACCATCGCCATCTCGGGGAACGGCTGCGCCCCGTTGCGCTTGTCTTCTGGCACGCGGTGCGACACCCACCGACGCGGCAGCTCCTTATCGCCTTGCGTGACCTTGCAACCGACGAAGTACTTGTCGGGGTCGTTCTTGTCGGCCATCTTCCACGGTACGAGCGTGACAGGCTTGACAGGGTCGAACGCATCGGACGCTAGGTAGCTGATGACAGCCCGTGCATACGAGCCGTCCATGCGGTCGGTGATGATGTACGTATCGTCACCGTCGACGAAGTTGAAGCAGAACTGTGATCCGTAGTCGTTGTCTGTCATGCGGATGTTCTGCAGGCGTCCGGTGAACGCCTCGTGCCGCTGCTCGTATACCGTGTTGCCGACCTTGTTGACGCGTGCGATGAAGCCCTCGCGGGGGTCTCGTGACCGCAGTACGATTTTGCCGTCGGCGAACGACGCCCACGTGGCGACGCTCTGACCTGTTGCGTGATGAAATCCCATAGTGTTACCTCTTAGGTAGTGGTTGTGCCCGCCTTTGGTGGGCGGTTTGGAAATAGTTGCATTGCTTTGTCGACGCTGTCGATGACCACGTAGGGCATCATGTAGCGCTCGCAGGTGTCCATGAACTTACGCTGCTTCTCCGAGAGCCGTCCGCCGGGCTTCTTGATCTCTACGAAGACGGCGCCGTGGCTGTGGAAGACGATGCCGTCGGACAACCCTGCGGTTTCGTTCGTGTTAACGATGCGGTAGGATGCCAGCCGCGTCCCGTGCTCGGTCATGTGCACCGAGGAGTTGACGCGGACGACAAGGTAACCGTTCTTGACGATAGCGTCGAAGATGTCCTTCTGCAGCTTAGACTCCGAGCGGTTGTACTTGGCCCGCTTGTCTGCCCGTTCGGCCTTGACTTTAGCCTGGTGCGCTGCCCGCAGTTCATCGTCACGGTCGAAGATGTCAAGCACTGCCATACGGCGCCTCACGGTCGTACTTGACTCCGTATCTATCTAGCACCGTGCGGACGTCACCACGGGCACGGACGACGCCTTCGTGCGGAACGTAGACCTTTATCTCGCGGACGATCGGCACCGGCGCACGGTCTTCGATGAACAGCCGGGCGGCCTTCTGGCAGTAGAGCACTGCGGTATCAATCGTCGGAATGCTCTCGATGACCTCATCGTGTCCGTGACGTTGGAGCATCTCGTCGCGTCTTATGACGGCTGCGTACAGTGTCGTCAGCATCGCTTCGGCATCGTTATGGTCGTGCGTAAAGGCGACGCTGTTACGCTTCTGGACGCCCTGCACGTTGAAGGATATAGCAAGGAACGGGCGCCCTGTTCTCCAGTTGAGGGCCATACCGATATAGCGCAGTGGATGCACGGAGACCATCATACGGCGGCTCCTTCGACGTCATCCAGCAGCACGACGGCATCTTCGGTAATGGTCTGGCCGGTGAGTGCTTGCCACTTCGCCCGTGCGGTGTCGTCGGGGTTTTCGATGGTGATGGTCGGCATCTCCATACCCAGACCGACGGGGCCGCTGACAGTGAGGTATGGGCGTGGTGACGCGTTGTGCATCGCGTGCCAAAGCTCGCACCGCAGCGCGGCCTCGTTAGGCTTGCAAGAGGCCGTCTGGTTAACAAGCTTGTACGTCGGCGTCTTCTGCCAGTCGTTAGGGTGCCAGTTGAACGTGAACACTACGCCTTGCCCTAGTGCATCGCGGTACTGTTCGTTGAAGGCGATGCGGTACATATCCAGCTGCACGGCATGGTCTTCGTAGCTGCCGCCCGACTTGATGTCGATGATGGCAAGCTCGCGGCCCTTGCCGAAATCGAGCCAGCAGACAAGGTCACACGTACCGGCGATCTTAAGCGTACGGCTGACCAAGGGTATCTCTACGGCGACCGGCTCGACGTTGCGCTCCTTGCAAAATGCGACCCATGACATGAGGTCTTTGGCCTTGCGTTCGCTGTCGGGCGTAACGACTTCGCCGCTCATGATCCGCGCGATGTCGATGTGCAGCGACGTCCCGTATTCCGCGGCATCGTCACGAAGTCGGTTGGCCTCCTGCATGCCGTGCTTGGCATACCAGGCAAGAAGGCCGTACGGCGTCGGCGACGTGTCACGGATGACGGTTGTTACCGATGGGTACCACGTGACGGCGCCCGTCTCGTCGACGTGGGCATAGTAGCGTGTCCCGTTGCGATCCTCGCGGAAGATCGGCTCGGGTGTGGGCAATTCTGGACGGATGTAGTTCACGGCGTTACCTCTGCAATGATCTTGCACACGTAGGCGATAGCCTCGGCGCGTGTTGTGAAATACCGCGTCTCGCCACGTGACGCGGTTGTTGTTACCATGTATGGTGTCGTCTTGCCGAGCGTGTAGTGGATGTGATAGGCATGGGCTTTGCTCATTGGTCGAACTCCTCCCATGCTCTCAGTGCGTTGGCTACGTCCTGCGCCAGCTCGGTGTCTGGTGCTAACGCCTTGTCGACATCTGCCAGCACGTAGGCCATGCCTTGCGCTACGTGTCGCAGCTTGCGGACGTCGTCCCACCGGCACCATTGCCCCCTAGGATGTTCGGGTGATACCACTGCTCCGTGGTGGTTGTATCGCTTCATGGCATCTCCTCGTTGTAGACGTCGGCGATACGCTGGGCGGCTGCGGTCGTAAGGTTCTTGTCTAATACCAACACTACAACATCCGTGTCTAACAAACACCAGATCGCATAGTCCTCGTACCATTTGACCGCCCACCGCACGGATCGCGGGTATGGCTCAGGCCATGCGATTGGATGCCAAGGTTCGCCTTTTTTTACTGCCGTATAACTCAGCCTGTACACCTTGCCCTTGCAGTCGTGCCACACGCAGCCGACGTCGTCTGCATCATCTTCCGTCGGCAGTCGGTCAGTTATCCATTTACTCATTCCTGCACCCTCCCTTCGGCCTTGGCGATGGCGGCGTAAACTATTTTGGCGGTTCTTGGTCGTCCATCCAGCGCGTCAGGGTCATCCAATACCATTTTCAGCGCCTCCAGCATCTCCGGCGCGGCTACCATCGCATGCAGATATGGCGAATCGGCATCCAAACACATGCCGACGACTTTACCTTCTACCGTGCGTATGACAGGGTATTCTACGCGAAGCCCGACCATGTACCCAGATGTGAGCTCGTACTTTAGTTGTCTCATCCTTCGCCCCTCCCTTCGGCCTTGGCGATGGCGGCTTCGACCTGCATCAGCAGTTCTTCGACAGGCATGTTCTCGATCAGGTCGCGGCAATCCTTCAACGCCTCGAGCATCTTCGGCGCAGCGGCGATGAGCTGGAAAAACGCCACCGTTTCTGGGTCGTCATTTACTGAAGCAATAACGTTCCGGCTGCCGCTTCTAACGTACACCCTGCAAGGCCTTGTCTCGTCGGTTTCGCGTACGACGCGAAGGTTGGTATATGATGCTTCTGTGCTCATGGCTTCATCTCCAGTTCACACCAGCAATGCTGACGGCCGCGCGGTTCCATTGAGCAGTAGCAGTTGTATTCGGTGTTGATGGTGAACCAGCTTGCTAGCCACAAGGCCAGCCATACGATAGGTGTCGTCATAGAAATCTCCATGCGTTAGGGGTGTTATAGATCCGTCCGAAGTCTCTGTTGTCTACGATGCCGAAGATACGGCGCAGGCGTACCGCGGTGTATGCGGCTTGTGTGGGGTTAAGGCCCATGCTGCGGCCTGCGCAGTTGACGCCCTGCCCTTCGGCCAGGCGCACAAACATAGCATGCTCGCGCGCTGTCAGGTGTGGGGCTGTGCTCATCGTACTATCTGGCCAGTAATGACGTCCACCGTCGGCGTATGCACGGGATCGGGCGTTAGCAGCGTCACGGCTACAATGAAGGCCAGCACGGTAACGAAGGCCGCGACGCGGGCGGCCGTGCGCTTCTTGTCTGGGCTGTCGACGTACAGGCCGACGTGAACGTAGTCACGTCCGTTGATGCGGGTCTTATCCCACTGGATGCCAAAGCGTTTCATAGTGTACCTCTTTTGAGTTTGGTAATCCGCTCCCGACGTGTTTCGTCGGTAGCTATCTTGCGTGTCTGTTGTTTGGTTAGCGGTGCGGGCTTGGAAGCCTTAACAGGGACTAATCGTAGGCGGGTCATGCGAGCACTCCGTGCGTTGGTTACGTTGTTCTTGCGCGTTGTGCAGCCGCGCCCCTGCGGGTGTTATCGCGTAAAAAACTGGCTCATAAGGTTGGGATATTCACGCGCCTGGGGTGGAATCGGCTCTTCCTCGATGATCCGCAGGCAATCGGCGTCATAGCAGCATACATCGACCAGTGACTGTAAACCAGCCTCGGCCCCTGCTAGTGTGTCAAAGTCTGCGTTAGCCTCGTCGACCCAATTTGTGCCGTACTCGAGCGATTGGATGATATAGCGTGGCATGTCTGTACTCCCGTGTGAAGTTCTGTGAAAAATTACAGTGATTCGATATATCCCTTCGTCCATGCTAGTGCGTCGGCATCTGGAGGGAGAGCAACCAGCATTCCAGCGCGACGTGCGGCTGGCTTCTCGGCTACCCATTTTGCTACCGCCACAGCGCCTGCCGCGACCCAGGCGGCACTATCGACCTCGCCAGCTAAGGCGTACTCTACGGCCATAGCCGCGGTACGCTGCATGTGATAGTCGCCGCCGTCGAGCAGTCCAATGGCATTTATTTCGCGCTCAAGATCCTGCTCGGTAGCTTCGCCGCGCCCATAGGCGTCGCATACGTCCAGTGCGTGGCGTGACTCCGCATGTACGAGCAGATCGTATACTGTGCGTCCGTCGCCTAGTGGCATGTGGCGTACGATGTACGCGGCTGTGGCTACTGCTGTGGGTGTGACTGCTATCGTTTCCATGTCCGTCTCCGTGTTGTTGTTTACGTCCACGTCCATCGTGAACAGTTGCAACATACGGCCTCTGTCCGATAAAAAAAACTTGCGTGTAAACTATTTTCTGTTATAGACGAAAAAACCCCGTACAGTATGCCCGTACGGGGTGTCATATACTCGCGTCGTCAGTGGCTACGTTCGCCCTCCCATGCCGCAGTCATCGACCACGACGGGACGTAATGCCCGAGCTTGTGCAGCTCATGCCACCAGTGCATCCGTAGGGCCAGAATCTTAGCACGCTGCACGCTGCGCTTAGGCATGTCATCCAGCACGTAGTCAGATGTCCACACAACACCGGCCATCTGATCTACTGTCTGCGGTTCTTGCGCTGTCACACGCCCGGCTCGGTAACGATGCGCACCCGCAGCGCAGCCGATGCCGCGTAGGTGATGGCGCTGGATTCGTTGGACAAGACGACGCAGTGGAAGTCCGATGCAACAGCATCCGACCCTGACGTGAAGACGTGACTCGGTTTGATCGTCGCTTGCCATACGGTGTCCGACCAACGCACATAGTCCGCTTCTGCGATCTTGAACGCGCCGATGTAGTTCGTCGTCGACGGGTTGTAGACGGTGTTTAGCGTCGGCGTTGTCGGTGCAGACGTTGCACGTGTCCACAAGAGCAGCAGCAGGTCGGCCTTTTTGAGGTTGGCCGACGATCCTGCCGTCTCCTCGATCTGGATCTGTACGATGCGGCCCGGCTCTTGCGTCGTCGTCGCCATGCCCGGCACAACGAGAACCTCGGCGTGTGTAGGCTCTCCGATGCCGATGGCGTTCGTGGTGTCGATGGGCGTAACGAACGAGGTCCAGCCGGAGTCGAGGTAACGCGATGCGATGGGTGTCTGTGGTATGCAGCTCATGATGTGTCCTTAGGTGAATGCGTAGCCGTCGATGTCGTCTTGCGTGTTGATGATATGGTCAAAGCCGCACATAGTCCGGAAGCCGCTGACGTAGCCAACGACCGATGAGGGATGCAGATACGTGGCGTTGCCTACCGCGCCGCCGAAGTTCACGGCGATCTGCACGACGTCACCGACGGCAAGCGACACGTTGCGCCCACCACGTACGATGCAGTCACGTACGAAGGCCGCATCGTCACCGCTGATCTCGGCGTCGACGCGGTCTATGACCGTGCGCAGCGTCCCGTTGACGATGATACCGAGGCGCACGGCCCCGACGGCTGCCGCCGTTGTGATGTTGATGCAGAGGAAAGCGTATAAAAAGTACGTGCCCTCCCACCCTGGTGCGACCTTCCACGACCACGACGTCGGTGTCGACATAGCCCCCATCGCCCGCATAGCCTCGTTACTGAAGCGCAGCGGATCCCACGTGTTGTTGGTGATGTCCTGATCTACGGCGATGTCCCAGTCGATGACGCGGTGCCAGTCGCCCACCCATGCCTTGCTGCGGTGTTCGGCCTCGCGGTCTGCCGTCGATAGGGCGTGGCGGTCGCGGTTCTGTACCTCGGAGTCAGCATAGACGACGGTGTTGTTCACCACGTTTTGCACGGCCGACTGGTACGTCGATGACGACACGGCGCCACCTGCCGCTCCTGCAATGGGGAACGCTAGCGAGTTAGGCGCTACCTTGCGGTCTCTGATCGGGTCATTGATGGGCATAGTTAGGGCGTCGGTATGAGCATAAATATCACGGTCTGCGTGCCAGCTGTTACGTCGGTCTCTACGGACGTGATGACGGCGTTTGACCATGCGAGATGTGGAACGTCTGACGTCACCTGCCCGCTGATCGTCATGCGGTCGCCGACGAACATGCGGTAGTCCATGAGCCGCGTCCGTATCTCGACGGTTGCAAGGTTGTCGTCACCGAACAAAGACACGTAGGCATTTGCCAGCGATGCGGGCATTCCCGTAGTGCGTTGCACCTCAATAGCCCACGCGTTATGCGCTTCCTTGTCGTAAGGTGGCGTGTCAGCGATGAGGGCGTTGTAGTCGAAGGCGTCGCCAGATCCGGCGCCCCACTTGATCTTCATGTTCTCGTGAACCTTGACGATCTCATTCGGGCTTACGGACGTGTCCCAGAACCAGAACTGATTGCAGTGCTGCAGGCCGGGCTCTGCGATGTACGGGTCGATGCCGAAGCGCAGGTCCTCGCGTTGGCCCTTGAACAGCGGCACGTTGTGCATGACCATGTCGACAGTGTACTGCCTGTCAGCACGGGCCACGCCCGCGTTGGCGATGTGCTGCGTAACCGTAGCGTCGCCGTACTCAGCAGCGAAGCGGGTTTCACAGCGCCCGATCGCCGATGCCGTCTCTTCGATGTTCGGCTCGTCCAGGCTGTCCATGATGTCGACAGTCGCCACATTTGTAGAGATGACGGGGCGTATCTCCCACGTGACGTTGACGACGCCCGGCTCGATGACCGTGTCGATGGCGTACTTGTAAGACACTTTCAAAAACATCGTTTCGCTGATGTCCTTGAAAAAATCCCACCACGACTCGTATCGTGTCCACCCGTACTTGTCTTGTGGCGACGCCAGCCCGCCGATGGTCTGCCCGTTCTGAGTTATGTGCGTGCACAGGTACGTCGTCGCATTCGTCAGCGTCGAGCCTCGGGGCCTGCCAGATGCTACCGTCCAGCCGTTCGTATTGTACAGCTGCATGATACCGAGGGCGTCCGAAGACTCCCAGTCGAGGCCATAGTCCGCCGTGTTGAACGTCGACGTCGAACGGATGGACATCTTCTTAGCCTCCTGGCTGATGTAGTCCATGATCGCACCGAACGACTGTTCCCACGTGTGAAACTCCAGACGTTCGTCGAGGTTCGTCAGGCCCGTATCGTAGACGGCATCATACAGTCCGTCGCCGACGTTGGGCGCTCGCAGCTCCCACGCGATGCGGCGTATCTTGCGCGTCGATTCCTGCAGTCCTGTCCACGCTAGGCTGTTGGATGGTTTGATGCTGGACATTGTCCACTGCATTGCGTCCTGCAGTTCGATTTCGACGATGTACTCGCCAGACTGCCGCTGGTAGCTCTGAGAATTGATACGCGCTTGCACACCGCAGAATACCACGTTGACAGCACCGGCCACGCCGTAGTCTGATTTAAGGATGAACAGGTTACGCGCCACGTACCCACCCGGCCCTGCAAACTCTATGAACTTAGCCCGTAGGGCGGTTTGCAGCGCTGACGGGAGTCTGTTGATTACGACCTTGCACGTCATCGACGGCGGCGTCATCAGGCCCACGGGCAACTCGTCGAACGCGTGTGTAATCGTACCGACTTCGACTAGGTTGGCGTCTGCTGCCGACAGCGTTACGACAGTCGTCTCGTCGGTGTCTGTGTCGTAGGGCACGATGTCGAGCGTGTACGTGTGGCCGTTGGTAGCCGTCCACTGCTTGCGGTATATCGTGCCCATTACTGGCGACCTCGCAGCTCAATGTCAATGGTCAGGCCTCGCGTCCCTGCCGATGCGTTGACGGTCTCGGAGAATCCCGTGACGTTGACAGGGTGCACCTGTCCTGCCGTCGACGGCCACGAACGAACGCCGCCCGTGATGACAGCCCACAGGTACTTCTTTCCTGCGATCAGATCCGCGAGTGCATCGACGTTGTCCAAGTCCTGCACACCAGCGGCGGGAGCGCCGGACACCGTCGTGCCGTAGTCGAATGGGTAGCATTGCACGCTGAATCGTCGGCGCCTCGTGACGTTGCCGACCTGCCACCCGCTGATGTCCGTGAGCAGTTCGTTCTCTAGTGCCCACTGCGCTTGCGGTTGCGTGATGTAGACCGTGTAAGACGCCGCGCCCGTGTAGGCGTTGACCGTCGAAGCGGTCGCCATGGTGTAGGCCGTCGTCGCAGGGTCGACCGTAGCGCCGTAGAGGGTAAGTGTCCAGTCTGTTTTGGCTGCCATCGTTAGCCTCGTAGGTTGCGGATTTGTGCTTTGCGCATGGCCTTCAACGTCGTGCCGTGATCGGCATGGACGGTAAGCTCATGTGCCGATTTGTGCAGCGTCTCCATCGTCTGCAGCTGCGTACGGATGGCCCGCAGCTCCGATCGCAGGGCGTCATTCTCGCGCTGCAGCCCAACGGGCGAAGATACGCCGTTCGTTGCCAACATCGCAGCCAGGCCGGGGAACTCTGCCAATGGCTTGTCGGCGTAGATGTGTTCGAGCAGGCCGCGGTTCTTGCGGGTGATCGTCTGCGGCATGACGAACTCGCCACGGTGTACGACGCCTGCCGGCTCGTACTTGCCGCCCGTGCCCGTGTAACCACCTTCGGCAAACCCTGCCGATGCCCGTGCTGCGGCGACCAAGCCTTTCAAGATGGCCGTAAGGATAGCCGCCTTGGCAATACCAGCAGCGCCTGCGGTCGCTACCGACTCGGCAGACGCCAGCGACAAGCCGGTGATCTGCGCCACGAGGATAGGCACCAGAGCGTCGAGACTTGCAAGCGCTGCTTTTGCGACTGCCTTGCTTGCGTCCTCACCAGAAGCGACCAGCCCAGCAAACGACGATGCCGTTGCAACGGCCAGACGGGCGCCAATATCTTCGACGCTCTTTCCGCTTGCGGCTGCATCGGCTGCGGCCTTCTCGTAAATCTTGGAGACCTCATCGAATGCAGGCGCAAGACTTGCGGCGAGCTGCCCGATGACGTCCGTTTGCTCCTGCGAGAGTTCGCCCAGCTTGGCGATGGCATCTTGATACGATAGCGTGCCGTCCGCAAGGGCCTTGTTGATTTCTTCTTGCTGCTTTAAGAAGTCCGCAGCGCCTGCGGTTGCTACGTTGAAGTCGAGCTCATTGATGGCACTACTAAACGCCTTAGCTGCATCCGTAGAAATGCCCTCGAAAGAATTAGCGAACGACGCTGCTGCCGTGTCCTGCTCGAACTTTAACAGGGCCGCGTAGTCTTCGGCTTCTTTTTTGAGATTGTCAAGGATGCCCTGCCATGATTCGTCGAACTCTTTGGCGTTGGCTTCTTCGGCCTTGCGGAATTGATCGTTGATAAGCTTTGTACGCTCGCGTCCATACTTGTCGTCAAGGGTCAGCAGCTGCTCGTTCAAGATGGCACGTTGTGCGGCCTCGACTTTGCCTTGTCCCTTGATGGCGTCCAGCTGGCGCTGGATTGCAAGTCGGTCGTACTTCTCATTGATCTTGAGAATTGCAAGCGCTTGCTCTTCGGCATCGAGCAACGCAGAGTCTTTGATGAAACCTATCTCAGATGCCTTCGCGCGCTCTGTTCGTGTAGCCTCCAGTTGCTTGTTCAGTTCGGCCAGCCGTTCCGCTGCCTTCTTTGCTTTCTCCGCAGCGTCGGGGTCAAGTACAGGCGGCGGTGGCGCAAGTTTGTTCTGCGCATCGACCGCGTCTTCAGTGCTCCGTGCCAATGCCGAAATTGACTTGTCGCGAGCTGCAACAGCCTTGGTGTATATTTCGTTGAGATCTTCAGCATCGACGCCCAGCGTGTTGATCGTTTCGCTGAACTGTGCAAACGCCTTTTGTACGTCGTCCGGTGTTACGGCTTTGAACAGCGCCGCTTTGAAATCGTCGCCAGCTTTGGCAAGCGCTCTGCTGCCGAAGATACCTACGGACAATCCCGTGGTATCTGTCAGCGCTTCAATGGCTGCGTTTCGTGCCGCGAATGCTATGCTTCGTGTGGCCTTCTCCAGCTGCTTTGCGAGGGCGTCGCCTTCCTTGCCTAGCTTCTCCAGCTCAGCCGTAGCCAGCTTTCCGACCTCTTGGACACCGTTGAGGTTGTCGGCGAACGACTTTGTTTGATCGATCAGGTTGGGGTACTGCTTGTCAAGCTGGCCCTGTATCTGCTGCATCCGCTTTTGTTCTTCAACGGTCAGCTTTGACTTCTTCGACAGTTTGTCATATTCGTCAACCAAGCCCTTTGTGGACTTGACAGATTCCTGTCGTTGTTTGTTAGCGTCGATCTGTTGCTCGATGACCTTCTTCTCAGCTTCGGCATTTGCAAGGGCTTCCTCGGCCGTGATGTTCATGGCGTCGGCAAGTGCGATAATGGCCGCCGTTGCTACCACGACCGCAGCCGCGATAAGGCCGACAGGGTTAGCCGCAAGAACTGCCTCCCATGCTGCGGTTACGGCCGTTACTATCTTCGTTGCCGTGCTTGCTGCGTTGATCGCGATTTGATAAGCACCGAACGCGAGCGCAGCCGTAAGCACTGCCGGCCCGATGATGTCGAAGTTATCGACGATGGTCGTAAGCACGGGGGCAAACGCTTGGAATGCCGAGATGATGCCTTCCGTAATCGGCTGTATCGACTGCGCCAGCGGTGCGAGGGATTCAAGTAGCTGCGTACCGATCTGTTCAAATGCTTCGTTGACCTGATTCGATAGCTTGTTAAGTGTGCCACCGACGTCGCCCTGCTGCGCTTCGACCTCTGCAAACGACTTGCCGAGCACGAGGTTTGCCTGTGCAAGCTTCTGCGCAGGGTCAAGGTTAGACTTCAGCGTGTCGGCCAGCTGTGGGTATTTCTTTGTCAGGTTCTCGATAGCCGCAGCGCCTTCGGGGTCTGCAATGCCACGGCTGAATGCCTTTACTACGGCCTCGCCTTTGACGGCGCCGTTGGTGAACACCTCCAGCCCCGCAGATAGCTTCGTCAGGTCGTCGGCCTGCTTGCCTGTCACACCGCCCAATGATGCGACATTGACCGCGAGTTCTTTGGTGCGTGCAGCCGGCAGACCTAGCGAGTTTGCAAGGTTGACGGCTGCGTCGTTCACACGTGTGATCTCACCCTCGATGTCCGTGATTCCCTGTTGACGGAATGCTACGGACAACGAATCGCCAAACTCGTCGGCACGCAGTGCGCCTTCCTTGAGCCCGCTTGCGATGTTGCCGATGGCCTGTGACGCAATCGAACCGATGGCACCGCCGACGCCCGCAGAAAATGCAGAGAACGTCGACGATGTAGACCCAGCCTGATCGTCTAGGTTCTTGACTGACTTCGTCAAGTTGCCGATGCTAGCCTGGGCGCCTGCCGTGTCGACGTTGATTTTCACGTCGCCACTTAGTGCGTTGATGTCCTTATCCAGCGACCCTATCTGCTTCGACGCTGTCGTCGTGTCTGCGGTGACCTTGATTTTCTTATCACCGATTTTGTCGATGGCCTTCTCCGCATCGGCGACGCTCTTGATAACGCCAGACGTGTCCGCAACGATTTTGTATTTGAGTTCGTTCGCCATCAGTACCGGCCTCCGAAGGTGTTACGCATGATCTTGTGGTGTTGGTTCTTCGTTGGTCTGCGCATGTTGACGGCCTTCCACAGGAGCGCACGACGTGTAAACGTCAGGTACTCCATGTCGAGCACGGCATCGACGGTCGTATGCCACGGCTCGCAGTACCTCATTGCCTGCGCTTCCGTGTGCCACTCTTCGGGAACGTCGGTGTCGACGTAATCCCGAGTAGGCGGTAGCGGGTCCCCATAGTCATCCTTAGGTTCCCGCTCCCATATCGGCCATTGCTGCATCTGCCATAGTTCAAACTCAACGTGCTTTGTACGCTGTGAGAAATCGTGTGCAGTAGTCCGCCACCTCCGCAGCGTCGACGTCCTGCCAGAAGTCAGATTCAAGGTCGCCGTCGATGAGGGCCTTCGTAGCAACATCGCAAAGCACAGTCGCTTTGATGCACTCTATGCCCAGTAGCAGACTGTCGTAGTCGGTGGGGTAGTCGGTAGCTTGGAACATGAGCATCAGCGCCGCCGCCGGGTTGTCCTTTATCCACTGCTGCCAACGCTCGGTGACCCACCTGTATGCTTCGTCGCGGATGTCGTCGTCCGACATGATCGTGTAATCGTTGCCAGCCTCGGCAGCTGCCGCTGCTTTGCGCTCTTCATCAGCACGGACGTAGTCCATACGCGCCTGCAGCTTGTCGCTGTTGACGTTGCCGACGGCATCGATGAAGTCCAGCGCTTCGGGGAACGTGTCGAGCATCTTGCGGACGGCTGCCAGCTGCACGCCTTGGTTGCCCTGCTTGACGTGGGCGTCGAGTTTTGATGACCACTCAAGCATCATCTTGTGCGTCCGCAGCGTGACCGACGGAATGTCGATCTTGTGTTTCTTGCCGGCATGTGTCAGGTAGGTTGCCACCTTAGACCTCTGTTATTGGTGTTAGATACGTGATGACCGCCACGGCGTATAGTGCCACGGGGTCGATTGATGTCAGTGATAGCACGACGGGCAGAGCCGCCGTTGTGTAGAGCCGCGCACGGTCTTGCGCCACGAGGCACTGCCCGTAGGCCACGGCCACCATAGCGAGCGCCCACGCGCTCAGGTGCGGCAGGGCTACGACAGCACCACCCCACGGCAGCCACCACGACCACATCTTAGACGTGCGGTGCTTTGCCAGTGCGGTACGGATGGGGTGTTGTAGCCAGTCGATGTCGGCATCGACGTAGGCCTTGCCTATGCGCATGGCCAGCACCCAAACGACGGAGAGCGCCACGGGCGCCACGATGTACTCCCATGGTAGCCACGGCCCCGCTGCGAGGGCAGCGAAGATCGGCGTCCGCTCGGTGATGAAGACCGACCAGACGCATACTGCAAAGCCAAGTGCAGGGTTGAGCTGTGCGAGGGCTACGGCCACGGCGATCGTCGCCCAATGCGGCATATCCAGCAGCACGGGCCACGTCGTAGACTGTCGGATGCTTGGCAGGACGGCGAGGGTCAACGCTGCGGGTGTGGCGTGCGCAGCGGACACATGATGCACGGCAGCGAAGGTCGC